CAAGGGAGATGACTATGACTGTATTCGATATTGAAACTGACGGGTTCTTGGACAAGCTAACCAAGATACACGTTGTAAGCTATAAGACCCCTGACATGAGAGACCCTGTGTCTATCTTTGACTATGATGAAATGCGTAAGTTCTTCTTGAGCCAAGAGACACTCATCGGACACTTCATTGTAGGCTTCGATGTTCCTGCTATCGAAAAGGTCTTGGGCATTAAGATCACTGCAAGACTTATCGACACACTGAGTGTCAGTTGGTACTTGTCACCAGAGAGGAGCAGTCATGGTCTTGCATCTTACGGTGAGGACTTCGGTGTACCCAAGCCTGTAATAGAGGACTGGAACAATATGCAGAGGTACAATTATGCTCACCGTTGTGAGGAAGATGTAAAGATCAACTTTCGTCTGTGGTCTATACAAGAGCAGAAGCTTGACCGCTTGTACATGCAGGAGTCAGAGAAAGTCAGGTTTTTGTCTTACCTTACAACCAAGATGCAGACTGCCAGAGAGCAAGCTGACAATGGTTGGCGGGTAGACTTACCTAAAGCTAACGCCCTGTTAGTTGACTGGGAAGCAGCCAAGGCAGTTAAGGTCGATCAGCTAGTGGAGGTGATGCCTCGTAAGCAACACTGGGTTATGAAGCAAAAGCCATCACTGGATCGTATGACCCTTAAGAACGGCCTACCTTCTGCTGCTGCAACTAAGTGGTTTGAGTTGTTAGCTGAAGCTAAGTACCCTCTGACTACAGAGAGCCTACGGGTGCTACACAAGACTGATCCAGCCAACCCTAACTCACCAGATCAGGTGAAGGACTGGCTGTTCTCTATGGGTTGGGAGCCCTGTACGTTTAACTTTATTAAGGAGAGTGACGGAAAAGCTGTACACGTGGTTGAAAGGAAGGTACCACAAATCCGTAAGGACGGAGAGTTGTGTAACAGTGTTAAGCGTCTTATCAGTGTCAACGGAGATGTGGCATTACTGGACGGCCTTACTGTGTTGTCGCACCGTATTGGTATCATCAAGTCGTTTATCTCTTGTGAGAGAGGCGGGTTCCTTAAGGCTACCATCACTGGCTTAACTAATACGTTTAGGTTCAAGCACTCACGACCTTTGGTTAACCTACCCTCGGTGGACAAGCCTTACGGTCAAGACATACGTGGCTGTTTGATTGCAAGGGTCGGCATGACTTTGTGTGGTGCTGACATGGTTAGCTTAGAGGACACTACCAAGCGTCACTACATGCAGCCCCTTGACCCTGACTACGTTAACGACATGTCTAAGGAAGGGTTTGACCCTCACCTTGACCTTGCTAAGTTTGCTGGTGCTGTAACACAGGAAGACATTGACAAGCATAACTCTGGGGAAGTTAGCCTTAAAGCTTTACGGAAGAACTACAAGGTCGTTAACTATAGTGCCACGTATGGCGTAGGAGCCCCTAAACTGGCACGTGAGACCGGTCTTACACAGACGGCAGCAGCTAACCTACTAGAAGCTTTCTGGGCTCGTAACTGGGCCGTACAGAGGGTAGCTAACAACGCTAAGGTTAGGGAGCTTATGGGTAAGTCGTGGATACAAAACCCTGTGTCAAAGTTCTGGCATGTGTTGCGTAGTGACAAGGACAGGTTCAGTACCCTAAACCAAAGTACAGGTGTCTACTGCTTTGACACTTGGGTTAGCCACGTCAGAAAGGCTGGTGTTAAGATACTTGGACAGTTCCATGACGAGATCATTGCAGAAGTACCGAAAGGAGATGAAGCAAAACTAGCTAGTATGCTAAAAGATGCTATGAGCTATGCCAATGACAGTGTTAAGCTAAACCTTCCGTTAGGTATAGATCACTCTTTTGGTAAAAGTTATGCAGAAATACACTAAAGGGGGTTGAAAGACCCTTACTACCCACTATATAGTATAGACACTCAACAAAGGAATATAGAATGAGTAAAGCAAGAGTTATCGTAATGAACGGCTTCGTAGAGTATGCACGGGTCTTCAAAGAGAATATGGATAGCAACCCTGACTTCCACCCTACAGGGCAATTTAACATGAACTTCTATCCAGCCACCGAAGCAGACCTAGATATGTTCTGGGAAGCTGGAGTAGCAAAAGAGTTCCGAGGACACAAGCGTCTTAAAGACCCACGCAACGGTGATGGATATGGTATCGGCCAGTACATTCGTCTCAAGCGTGACAACGTAAACCCCGTAGCAGAGGCACTGGGTGGCGCCCCACAGGTCGTTAACTGGTCAGGCGATGAGCTGACTAAGGGTGGTAACTGGGCGTTCACTGACGGTGAGCTAGGTAACGGTACTGAGGTTCGTGTCAAGGTCACTATCTATGGTGAGGGTGATCGTACAGGAAGCCGTGTAGATAAGATCGGTGTGGTCAAGTTGGTGCAGTACCAGTCAACTGTGTCAGAAGACGGTTTCTAGGTGAAGCTAATTACCCTTAGTCAAGAAGCATGGGGGCCTGACGATAATCGTGAGGCTTCCTATTCATCATCTAATGTAAACACAATTGAAGACTTCCTAGACCACTGTCAGAATGTGGCTAGGGTTGCTGGGTTCGGAGACTTAGCTATAGGCTCAAAGTATATGGGTGGAGAGGAAACATGGTCGCAGTTCTAAAGACTATCGTGGATGGCGACATAGTGGCATACCGTGCCGCCGCTCACAAAGTGGAAGACGAGAATGGTAAGCGTGAGTGTACTGCAATAGAGGCCTTAGAGTATGCTAAGGCATTTATGAAAGAGACAATGGCAGAGTGTTCCTTCTACAATGAAGGGGGTGACTACTCTGTCTACCTAACTGGCAAGGGCAACTTCCGTTTCGATATTGCAAAGACTGCGGTCTACAAAGGAAACAGAAGTGATAAGCCTAAGCCTAGTATGTTACCAGTCGTTCGAAAGTACCTGACCGAAGAGTGGGGTGCTATTACCTCAGAGGGAGAAGAAGCAGACGATCTAATAGCTATTGACGCAGCTAACACTGGCTATCGTGCAGTTGTAGCTACCATTGACAAAGACATGCTGCAAATCAAAGGCCTTCACTACAACCTGACTAAGAAGACCTTTACCTATATGGACTTGTATGACGGCCTACACTGGTTCTACAAACAGATTCTTATGGGTGATGCAGCAGATAACATCAAGGGTCTATACAGAGTAGGTCCAGTTAAGGCAGAGGACATGCTAGTTCATTGCACTAACGAGAAAGAGTTGTATCACGCTGTGGTACATCGGTATGACGGAGACGAAGAGAGGGTACTGGAAAATGCCCGACTACTGTGGCTAAGACGAACGGAGGGAGAGTTATGGGTTCCGCCGCATCATCGAAAGCCAAAGGCCGCTTAGGTCAACAAGAGATAAGAGATAAGATACTGAAGACGTTCCCAACACTAGAACCTGACGATGTTAGGTCAACGGCTATGGGCCAACAAGGGGAAGACATTCAGTTAAGTCCAAGGGCAAGAAAGCTTATCCCTATCTCTGCTGAAGTAAAGCGCAGGAAGAACTTGAAGACTATCTATGACTTTGTTGACCAAGCCAAACAGGGCGGTGAGTATGAGCCAGTAGTTTTCTTTAGAGCAGACAGACAAGAGTGGCTAGTAATCACTAAACTAGATCACTATATGGAGTTAATAAAAGGATGGAAAGTTTGATTACAATAGATAGAATCTTATCGGGACCAACAACAGGCGGCAAAGGTTTAAAGAGTGTCGTAGTAGAAGCGCAAGGACAGGTAATTACTTGGGCCTCTTTAGGGTACCGCATTGACCAAATCGTAAAGCACTTTAACGGCTCTGATAAGCCTTATACAGTGCAGCTTGAGGCCTAATGACCAACTACCATGATGACCACACGTTACGTGGTGTTGTGGAAGACTTTGGGCTACTTCAACTAATGTTAGACGCAGGTTTGACACATGATGAAGTAGCCCTTCACTTGCACCACACAGGCTTAATAGACTTAGACGAATACCTAGATGATAAGGAGTACTGAAATGATTACGCAAGATGATATAGACGCTTTCATGGAGAGTAACGATGATATCTCCATCGGCCAGTTCCCTATGTTTGCTGATGCTACGCCACAAGAGATGGTTACACAGTTCGTTGACCATATGGGTCAGCCTATGGACAAGGAGTACAAGCTGGGCTCAGACCTAGAAGACTTTAGGTTTACCCTGATACGTGAGGAGTTCTACGAGGTTGTAGATGAGACACAGCCACACGCCAGACTAAAAGAGTTAGCTGATCTGTTGTATGTAGTTTACGGCTATGCTGTTACCTTTGGCTGGGACTTAGACGAGGCCTTTAAGAGAGTTCATGAGTCCAACATGTCAAAGCTAGGTGAAGATGGTAAACCCATTAAAGACCAACACGGTAAGGTTATGAAGGGTCCAAACTATCAGCCCCCTAACCTGAAAGACTTAGTATGAGCTGGGTCACTAGGTACTGGAAGTATTTGCAGACTTGGCGGCTACACAGAGAGACCATCAAGCAACTAAACACTTTGCCCGACTCTATCCTAAAAGACGTAGGCATTAACCGTGGCGACATTAACCGTATGATCTGGTTAGACGAAGATATTATTCAAAGGGGAAATAACAAAGATGAAAAGTAACTACCTGCCAACAGACTACCAGACCTTTATTGCAACCAGTCGTTATGCTCGGTGGCTTGAGGGTATTGGACGTCGAGAGACTTGGGGCGAGACAGTAAGTCGGTACATGACTAATATTGCTGGCAAGTACTTAAGCAATGACCCCGATACCATGCGTGATATCGAGGCCGCTATTCTTACCTTATCTGTTATGCCTAGTATGAGGTCACTTATGACTGCGGGTATTGCTGCTGAACGTGACAACACTTGTATGTATAATTGTAGCTACTTACCCGTAGATGATCCTAAGTCTTTCGATGAGGCTATGTTCATCTTGCTTTGCGGTACGGGGGTTGGTTTCAGTGTTGAGCGTCAGTTCATCAGTAAACTCCCTGAGGTTCCTACGCTTTTCGAAAGCGAAACGACTGTTGTCATCAAGGATAGCAAGGAAGGCTGGGCTAAGGGTCTCAGGCAAGTGTTGGCACTCCTGTGGGCTGGTGAAATTCCTAAGTGGGATGTGTCAAAAGTTCGACCTGCTGGTGCTAAACTTAAGACGTTTGGTGGTCGTGCTAGTGGTCCTGCTCCTTTGGTTGACTTGTTTAACTTTGCAGTAACTACATTCAAAGCCTCACAGGGCCGTAGCCTGTCAAGTCTTGAGTGTCATGACCTCATGTGTAAGATCGGTGAAGTTGTCGTTGTAGGGGGCGTTAGACGGTCTGCTATGATATCTCTAAGCAACCTGTCGGATGACCGTATGCGTCATGCTAAGTCAGGGGCTTGGTGGGAAAATGCAACTCACCGTGCCTTGGCTAATAACTCTGTAGCTTATACGGAGAAACCCGATAGTATGTCCTTCATGCGTGAGTGGACTGCACTTATGGAAAGTGGGAGTGGTGAACGTGGTATCTTCAACAGACAAGCATCAGTTAAACAAGCTGCAAAAAATGGCCGTAGAGAGTCTTGCTACGAGTTCGGAACAAACCCCTGTTCGGAGATCATTTTACGCCCGAATCAGTTCTGTAATCTCACAGAGGTTGTCATCCGTGCAAACGACACTGTGGCAGACCTTGCAGACAAAGTCCGCCTTGCGACTATACTTGGAACCATACAGTCAACCTACACACACTTTCCATATCTGCGAAAAATGTGGAACACGAATACCGCAGCAGAACGACTGCTCGGTGTGTCACTCACAGGGATAATGGACAACAAACTAATGACATTGGCTAATGATGGCTTGTCAGAAACTTTGGAGCATTTAAGGGATGTGGCTATTTCTACTAACGCTGAGTGGGCTGACCGTCTTGGTATCCCTCATAGCACTGCTATTACTTGCGTTAAGCCCAGTGGAACAGTTTCCCAACTGGTTGACTCAGCTTCTGGTATTCATGCTCGTCACAGTCCCTATTATATCCGTACTGTGCGTGGAGATAATAAAGACCCACTGACACAGTTTATGATAGATCAAGGTGTCCCTAATGAGCCTGACGTTATGAAGCCTGATGCTACTACGGTGTTTAGCTTTCCTATGCAGTCTCCTATGGGAGCCGTTCATACTGCTGACATGACTGCGATTGAACAGCTAGAGATGTGGCTGGTGTATCAACGTCATTGGTGTGAGCATAAGCCGAGTGTTACTATTAACGTCAAGGGTGAGGAGTGGTTAGAAGTAGGGGCCTTTGTGTACAAGCACTTCGATGAAATGTCAGGTGTCTCGTTCTTGCCCTTCAATGAGCATACGTACCAACAGGCGCCCTATCAAGAGTGTGACAAAGATCACTACCTTGAGGTCACTGACATTTCACCTAAGAGTCTCGACTGGACTAAGTTATCTGACTACGAGGTAGAAGACAACACCAGTGGTATGCAGACTATGGCTTGTACTGGTGACGTTTGTGAGATGGTGGATATTACATAATGACAGAAGTAAAGAAGCGGTTTGAGCAAAGTTTGTACGATAGGTTTGACAACCCTGCTAAGGTCAAGCTTATTGAAATCTTGGAGAGGCAAGGGCACACAGTGTCTAACGTCAAAGAAAACTACTTTGCAGATGTAGAGACTACAAAGAAGGGTATCGTTTATTACTCCGAGGGTGAGGTTAAGAGAGCATGGTCTGAGGAGTGGCCCGATGATTGGTTAGAGATACGTATACCTCACCGTAAAGAAAGACTACTAAAGAAATACGACAGTAACGTAAACTTCTACGTGTTCAATGTTCACCTGACACAGTGTTGGTTGATCAGGGGTCAGCAGATGACAGAAGACACTGTCCGAGGCGCCAAGGGTAGGTACATTCAGAAGGGGGAGTTGTTCTACCATATCCCCTACAAGGAAGCGGAGTTGATCAGACTGTGACCCAACAGCAGGCTAAGACAAGACGTAGGACAACTTATAAAGGTGCAGATCAGAAGGCAACTTCTGGCCTCACCCCTAAGACCACTAAGCAAAAGGAGTTTATAGAAGCCCTTACCGACTCTACACAGGTCTTCGTGTTGGGACCAGCAGGTACAGGCAAGACTTACATCACTGCCACAGTGGCTGCTGACCTGTACACTACTAAGAGTATTGATAAGATTGTCATTACTAGACCTCACGTGGCAGTAGGTAAAGACTTGGGGTATTTGCCAGGCTCTTTAGAAGAGAAGACTTACCCTTGGGCCTTGCCAGTCTTAGATGTACTAATAAAGCATCTAGGAAAGGGTGCAGTGGAAACAGGTATTAAGTCTGGTAATATAGAAATGGCACCACTGGCCTTAATGAGAGGACGAAGCTTCGAAGACGCTTTTATCATAGTTGATGAGACACAGAACATAACTACTCACGAACTTAAAATGCTATTGACTAGGGTAGGCGAGGACTCCACTATCGTTCTAAACGGTGACGTCCAACAGTCGGACTTAAAGGAAGCAGATGGGTTATCCAAGGTGATCCACCTAGCAAAGAAGCATATGTTGCCCATCTCTATAATTGAGTTTGGGGTTGACGACATAGTAAGAAGTGATATATGTGCCCAGTGGGTACGTGTATTTATGAAGGAGAACCTATGATATATGTATACATAGTCATATTAAGCATGATGAAAGATGGGGAGCCTCACTACTCTGTACGAGCCCCTAATGCAACTTACAAGACAGAAGAAAATTGCCAAGCAGTTAGAGAGTTAAACATGTTATACTTGCTCGAGACTGCACCAGACCCTACAGCAGAGTTTCGTAGCCTTTGCGTAGGGATAGAGTTCTTAAACCAGATACCTAAAGGAGATTTATAATGGGAATGAGTGTTAAAAGTAGTGTAAACGTAGGTGCAGCCGTGCTGCATATCGGGGAGAACACAAAGTTTACTCCGAGAGGGTCTATGACAGACGCTGACTTGCAGTTCTTACACTTGGAAATGCAGCAAGAGCTAATTGCAAAACAAGCTAAGGAAATCTTTGAGAAGAAGGACTAACAATGGCTAAGTGGAAAGAGATGGTGAGTGACTTTGACAGTGACATGGTTAATCACCCGCCCCACTATGGGACAGGCTACATAGAATGTATTGACTACATCGAAGACTTCTTAACTGAAGAAGAGTACATCGGATACCTACGTGGGAATATTGCCAAGTACTTACACCGATGGCGATACAAGAACGGTATAGAAGACCTGAAGAAAGCTCAGTGGTACGGTAACAGGCTTATGAAGGTGGTGGAAGATGCCTGATGCAGTATCCGTCATACTAGTAGTTCAGACACTACTGATACTTTGGTTAGCAGGGAAGGTGGACAGGCTAGAGAAGGACCTAGACTTCAAGATGAAGGTTCCCATGTATGCTCTCTTCAGACACCTAGACGAAGAGCATAACAAATAAAAAAGGCCCCCGCATCCTACATGGGAAACGGGGGCTTACTTATTTTAATAACTTTGGTACGCAGTAGGCAACAGCCCTATCTGAGAGAGTTATACCATGAGTGCTATACCTTTTAACAAGGGCTGCTGCATGGCTGTTACAATCATCTAGTAGGTTAAAAGTCAGAGTGGCATCAACTAACTTTCTATCATCTCCCGTACCTATATAAAGTACCAATAGGAACACATACATCTGTTACTTCTTGCCAAAGAATTTACTAACAGACCTCATCCCTATGCTGGCACTAACGATACCCCCCAAGGCAATCTGATACCACTGGGGCATAACCTCAAGTGAGGCAAAGCCACGTGCTACTATGTCGTTGCCCCAATCTCCACAGAACGCAAGTATGAGTGGAATGCTGAACAGCAGGGTTATCCATTCGTCCTTCCAGCTGTTCTCCGTGGACTTCATAGCTTCTATGTCCCAGTCAATCTCACCAGTAAGCTGTTTCTTCTTGATCTCAGCTTCGGTCAGTTTGATCTGTGTCTTACCATCTATGACGCTTGTAGCAAGCCCTGTGAGGCTGCTTATAAGGGCTCCTATCATTTCTCATGCCCTAACCATACAGCAAAGGCTCCGGTCATAGCACCTGTTACAGTGGCAGTCAGAGCAGTGGCCTGTGAGGTCATAGCATCAGGTGGTAGGTGCATGAACCAGAACAGTACCTCAATGTACATATATGTCATAACCATCATCATAATACGAGGCATGATTTTCCAGTGTAAGAATCTTTCCATAGTAACGCTCATATAAGTCTCCTCTAGATAACAGCCGCTATAAGATAAATACCCGCACCTAAGATTAGTAAGATGCCAAGAGCCAGACCACATATAACGGCGTTGTTCTGTATCTGTCTCTTAGCTTCCATTGCAGCGTAAACTGTCTCTTCTCTCTCTTTACGTATCTGTCTACGCATTTGTAGCATGTCATCGTAAGTGGACGGGCCGAACCTCATGTTGAGCATAAACTTTAGCTCCTTCTCACGCTCCATGAGGGTCTTCTTACGGATGACAATGTCCATAGCTTCTTGTTCTATGTTGTCAGTACCGTGGGTCTGCTTGTCTAACCAAGTAGGGTTCTTACGTTGAGACTCAGCTTTCTGTATGTCTGCAACTGCACCATACCAAGTTCCAAGCTGCTGAGATATGTCTTGTATTTCTCTGCCAGCCCCAACCAACATCTTAATACCCTTGAACGCAGCATTAGCCGCAGCAAAAGCAGTAACTGGATCAATCATACCCTTCTTAGTCCTTTTCCATCACCTCTAACATTCTTTCAAGGGACTCTTTTATGCCCTTTATGTTTTCTTCTATCTTAGCAAGCTGCACGGCTTGGGTAACTGAGGATGTTTCAACAGCCTTAACATCAGCACTTATTCTAACTATGGAGGCGTAGTTGGCATCTACGTCTGCCCTCATCTGTGAAATAGCCCAAACTATCATTGCGGCTTGCACTACCAAGGCAAACATAAGACTTGCCGATATATTTTTATTCATTACCCATAGTTCAGCCCCGCTAGTCAAGGGGGTAGGCTTTCCAATCTAGCTGGAAGTGTGGCCCATCAGGGAACTTCTTCCAATCACCACCCCAAACAATCTTGATATCTAACTCCTCTGCTGCCTTCTTCATAGCATCTCCAATAGGGTAGAACTCCTCCCACTCCCATGACACAGGGTAGGGTACAACGTCTACTGCATGTCCCGTAAGGTGACGGGAGTTGAGTGTAGTTGACTTACCTGTGGCCTTAAGCTCCTTCTGTCGATCAAGACTACGAATCCCTTCAGTTACGCTAAAGTCCTTCTCGCTGATCTCTAGTGCCTTCTCGACAACAGCTACCATGTCTGTATGCACCCCCGACAGGTTCTGCCTGCTTCGGTGTCCTAGTGTGTATCCCATTTATCGCTCCTATTAAAAAGAAAAGTTTGCTGTGGTGGTTATTTCAACTAACGCAGTGCCGTTTGATATGCCCCCATCTTCGGGAACATGAGTTGTAGTCTTTATGATAAGGTTAGGTTTACGGTCTAATAAAAACTCATCGTGCAACTCTCTGGTCACGGTAGAAACACTATAGGCCTCTTTGATCTCTTCGGTAAAACCTGACAGCCTTTGAGTAGCCGCATCTTGGGCTACACCTTCGGTGCTGTAAGTGCGTCCGTTATACCTGTACTCTAGTAGTTTACTCATGAGACTGTCCCCAATCTTGTGCCTGTGGTTTTGTATGTAATGTTACTATTTCCAGTTATAGCGGGGCCTGCTGCCCCTCTTCCATAGCCGCCGCCAGCACCTCCTTGGACTCCGTAAGTACCACCAGCGCCGCCATTGCCGCCCCCCGCACCTGCTGAAGTAAGAGTTCCAGTAGCACCATTAGCTGAAGCACCATCGCCCCAACCGCTTCCTGCACCGCCAGCACCGCCAGAACCGCCGCCTTGACCACCGCCCCCGCCGCCGCCATTGATGGGGAAAAATCCTGAGGGAGGGCCATTGGGACCACCAAAACCACCACTACCGCCGCCGCCACCGCCACCGATTGTTCCCAGATTGTCTAGGGTTACTGCACTTAAAACTCTTAAAGCTATTCCTCCAGCTGTGCCACCAGTACCTGCGATGCTGCCATATTGATCAAAGCCTGTCATCCTACCTCTGTTGCCGCCGTTTCCCCCACCACCAACAATAAAACCTTCGTTAATTAGCTCTACACCGCTAGGATAAGACCCATTTATTGTTAAAGCTGGGGACCCTGCTGAGTTAGCAAAGACATAAACCCCAGCTTCAATTAAAACAACTAGCCTTTTAGTCTGGTTCCAACCTTGGGATATTGCCAATGACCTCAAATTTATAGTTGACACGTTAGAGGAGATAACTACGTCAGCTATAACTCCGCCACTTACACCAAACCCGTTTATGTTATAGCCAAACCCAGTCATTATGCGTCATTCTTTGCGTTTGTTGTGAAGAACAGTTTTATACCCATCAGTCTAGCATCTGCTGTTTGAGTATCGTTAGTGGCATCTCTCATAACTTGCAAGAAAGTGTAGCAGTCTTCGGCAGCACTAGCTATGGTTACAGCTCCGCTTTCCACTGATACATCTAAGTCGTTAGCAACTCCACTGTGAGCCTTAGCTGTAGCTAAAACATTGGTGCCAAAAGCAGTGTTTGCGCTTACATCGTCTGCAATACTTACACCAGATAAACCCCAACCAACTGTACCTGTGTTGGTCCCGTTCACAGTAAAGAACGCTTGAAAGGTTACGGTTCCCTCATTCCAACTCTTAGGGAAAACAATACTAAACTGTGCAAACTGAGCAGCGCTAGGGTCGAAGTCAAGCACCTTAAGTTCTGGCCCATTGGCAAGCTCTACTTGCTCTGGTCCATCACAACCGTTAGTTGAATTTGGGTACATAGCAGAAGCGGGTACATAGATAGTTTCTTTGCCTTGAACCTTGAGGGTATTGATTTCATCACCAGTTGCAGTCAGTGCCGTTGAACCTAGAGTTATCGCCGCCGTGGTAATAGACTGGGTATTGAGAGACAACACATTGTCAGCAGTCTGATCTAAAGTGGCTATATCTATCCAAGCATCGTTGTCTTCATTACGCAACTTAAGTTTGTTAGCGGTAGTGTCAACCCACCACTGGTTAGCGTACCTAGTGGTAGGCTGCGTATCACCAGAGGAGTTAGAGGCAAGCGCCACAAAAGCTGCATTTAAGTCTGTTCTAGTAGCAGGGAACAGTTGGTTAAGTATGTCGAAGTCGTGTTGGCTCATGTCTTATCCTTACTCTGGTTTAGTAGGCCAAGTGATTGAACTAGGGAACCCCGATTGTGCTGGTACATCCCTAAGTAAAACTCTGTATGCTAACCAAGCGTCAGTGACACGATCAACTACTGCCCAACTGTCAGACTGTACTAAGAGGCCGTTACGATTAAGCCTAGCCTGTGCAGCTAACTCTTCTGTCGTTTGGTCTGGCTGAGTACTGGTACTACCCTCTGGGGCAGTTACACCAATAGCTGCAATTGTAAAAGACTCTGTGTGGCTAGTCCAGTAAACAGTACCTCTAAGGTCAGGTGTTACAACCCAACTACCGTCTGTCCATACAGCACATTGATTATCATCTAAACTAGGTAACTCTGATACAGTGGCATTAGCGGGGATGCGAAGGCTGCCGTCCAGAGGGTCAACCTTAGCCGTTGTAGTGCTTAGATACACACTTGTTTCTTTGTCGTAGTGATATACGCTTGTCATTATGTTTCCTATGTCTTGATGCAGTACATCATCTGCACGTTAAGTGGTCGGTTATCTGCGCCTGTGGCAACATTTCTTGAAGCATCAAACTTTAGGTTTGGAGTCCCTAAGCTGCCAGTAATACCCGTTGTTCCACCACCACTGTTTCCAAGAAAGAACGCTCCCGTTGCGCTGGCGTTTCCTTGCGGGTATGGGGACGCAACATTTGCGTATTCACCAACAATATTCCTGATTGCATCAGCCTGCTTAGAACCAACTACATCGCCAGTCGTTCCATCTCCCCGATTTGTCCGAGAGGCTCTGTCAGCATCGTTAGTAGAACCGTTTGCAAAGCCCCTGATAAAAGTGCCTCTAAGGTCAGGCACGTTGAATGTACTTGACCCATCACCCGCACCATAATCATCTGATATAATGCCAAATAGGGCAGAGTAAGTAGAACGGCTGACGGCCGCACCATCACACTCAATGAAGCCCGTAGGGTCTGTTGCTGTAGTGTGGGGGATGATCATGCCTGTAGGGACACCAGCGGGTACTACAGGTGCTGCCCATGCTATGTCTGTACCGTCACTTGTGAGGACAGTGTTTGCAGCACCCTTAGCCAACCTAGCTGTTGCAGCGGAAGCATTACCGTACAGTAAAGAGCCCCTAGTTATTGCATCTAGTTGGTTTAACTCAGTGTTCGTAGAGGTCAAAGCTGTGTCTAAGTTAAGGACCACAATCCAAGCATCGTTGCCCTCGTTTCTTATGTATAGGATGTTAGAGTCTGTCTCATACCAGAACTGGTTGGCATGTGGCGTAGCAGGGGCGGTGTCTCCAGAGGAGTTAGAGACAGCCGCAAGTAGTGCAAGGTTAAGGTCTGTTCTTGTTGCAGGGAAACTTTGATTGAGGATGTTGAAGTCGTGTTGCGACATTACGTCACTTCCTTTCCGTAGCCCTTAGCTACATAGTCTAAGGTTACAGCGTTAGTGCTAACTGCCGACCCAGTAAACATATTAAATGTGAAGCCAGTTCTTGTCTTGTTTGTTATTGTATACCTGTCTCCCTCAACTGCGTTAGAAAGAGAGATGCCTAGTGCTGGAACCGCAGCAAAGGGATTTGGAAACAGGACGTTTTTAGTGCCAGTAAAAGTTATATCAGAACCAGATTCCACCCTATCAGGCATGTCTATGTTTATAGTTAGCTCCTCTATCTGGGGGCTACTACTAGGGTCAGTAGAAGTTAGTAAAGCCCTAAACTGAAAAGCCCTAGCTGTTATGTCACTAATAGAGAAGTCTTGCCAATCGGTATAAGTGGGAGTTCCATTAGGGTCATCGTTAGTATGTCTTAACTGCAGTATAACAGACACGTCTTCAGCGTCAGTCCCTGTATCATCAAACAGAGTAGTGCTACTGTCAAAGAGGGTAGTTTGAAAATCAAACGTGTCTGCATTGTTAAACCTATTACTACGAACATCGTAACCTAGTCTTGAAGTAGACTTAAACCCTATATCAAAGTGGTTTGCAAAGTAGTATATGCCAGCTTGTTCAAACGAAGTTACAAGGTCGAACAACTCATTTCCTCTGGCATCAAAGTTACCAGTAGCATTGTCGAACAGTTCGCTCAGTAACATTAGCTTACCATTAACAAGCTCTACAGTATCCTTTATACCACCGAAGGTTGGACCCTCGGTTAAGGTAGCTACTACATTTAGCT